TCTGTTTCATAGTGATGAATAGTTCCATACGGATCATCATATTCTTTTTCTAGAACCTTATACATCTCATAGTTTGTCATTGGCCAATCATATTGGACGTTGACCATATTATTTGTTAGAATGATAACCCAATCATAGAATGGATCTCCGTATGCTTTTTCTGCTAAAGTATCTGGACGTTCGCCATCTTCAATCGCGTACTTTTGAAAAATGATAGCATAAGAAAATACGTCATCGTTAATTCTGTATCTACGAAAGAAATTCTTGGCAGTTACAAAATCCGAATTTGAAAATGGATAACTAATTGGTTTCTCATCGTATGAGATGTTTGGAACAATTGAAAAATACATTTTATCTTACTGAGTTGTCTGAGATTTCATCTGCGAATACAAGTTTTGTTTCTTGGAAACCTATTGATAATTCAATAGCAACTGGTTGACCTGGGTTTTTACTATCGTCATATGTAGCGTAAGCTCCATCAGGTGTGTAGTTTACATCGACATTAGTAATAGCACACATTTTATATCTAGGAAGAGCTTGGTGTTCCTTTGCTCCTCTCATGAAAGAAACTCGACATAAATTTGGAACACCTATAAAATTAGCATTTGTTCCAGCATTTTGCTGTCCAAGAACTTTTCCTGGATTTCTGCTAGGAAGTGTACACATTTTAAATATTTTACATATTTCATTAATAATAGCAGATTCATCTGAATTTCTAGGAACTAACTTAAACTTGAGATTAAAATTTCTCATGTCTATACTATCAAATAAGAGCTCCACGTTTGGATTTAAAACTGCTCCAGAAATACTACTAAAAATATCATTATTTGATATAGTATCACCAGTTATCTTCGTAATTGCTTTTTGAATAGCAGTAGATCCTGCCGCTGGTAATAAAGCACCCATCTGATTGGTTGCGCTAGTCCCTAAATTTTCTAATTTATCTTTTAGTTCTGAAGCTCCACCACTTCTGAGTAATCCCGCACCTATATTTGAAAATGCTTTTCCTCCCCAATTTGCTTTGAATCCAGTAGAAACATCTTCTGGCATATACATTATAATTGTTTTGTAGTCGCCTCCTGCGGAAACATATTCGTCAGCTTGGTTATAATCAAATACCTTGGCAGGTGAACCTTCAACTTCTTGTGTGGTTCTTTTGCCAAATGGCGGTTGGTATTTTTTAAAATTGAAGAGAACATAGTCACCATTTTCATTTATATCTTTGTTTGGATAACGTAAAGATTTTGTTGAAGAAAAATCAATTGCTTCTTCTTTTAATTTTCCTAGTGTAGTTTTAGCAGCAGCAAGAGCTTCTGCTTGTTTTTTTTCGTCTGTTTTAATCTTGGTTTTCTTTGCGTCCTCCTCATCCTTTTTTGTACCTGTTCCCAAAAAATATTCGCCAAAAAAATCGCCAATGAATTGTACCATTACTTTGCCATCTCCTTAGACTGCTTGCTACCGTATCCTTTAATCATTCTTTGACCTGAGATTTTATCGTAGAATTTGTCATCGGTCTCTTCCCAAACGATTTTTTTATCGATAGGAAAATCTCTTCCGTTAACATTTTTCACATAATCCTCGGTTGGCAAAAGAATAGCAGTGTCCCATTCATCTGCAGCAAGGTCAAGATATAATCCATCTACATGACTACTGAGATATTTATGGAAACATATCTTAGGTATGTCAACTCTGCCTTGCATCAATTTCTTTGTAACAATCAATCTTTTCTTTGGAGAGAGGTAGTGTAAGTTAGCACCCCAAAATTCATGCTTTCCTGGTGCTTTAAAACAATACACTAAAGGAAATCTATCATAGTAAGGCAACCACTTCATCTTTGCCTTATACTCAAACATATAAAGATGACCTGCTACTGTAAATCTACGCAGTTCATTCTTATCTTGTTCTTTAACAGCACCAGCACGATCTTTCTTTTCGTCTAAGATGTACTTGTTAAAATTCTTTTTATATTTACTTGCTTCTGCTTTTACTGCAGATCTATACCAAGTTAGAGATTTCTTTTCTCCTCCTGTAGCAGCACTTACTCTTTCAAATAATGTCTTATATCCTGAGTTCTTATTTGTATTATTACGTTGGACTGACGCAAATCCGGTTGCCATTTTAGACTCCTAAGTGATCTTCGGTTAGTATTAAGAAGTTCATCTGCCTGTCTTCACAATACTCTCGCGCAGCGGACCATTTAGTTTGGTTCTTTACGTAAGTCAGTGCGGCATTACGATAGGCAGCAGTTTTTTTATTTTTCTCATTCGGTGGTTTTGTTTGTTTTTTGGGTTTGATCTCAATAATATACTTAGTAAGTTTGCCACTCTTTTCTTTTACTTTAATGTAAAAGTCTGGAAAATATCGTCTTACTTTACCATCGGGTGCGCGATAGGGAATAATTATCTCTTCGCTACCCCATTCGATTATTGAGGGATTACTATCACAGAACACCATGAACTTACGTTCCCATAGCGACCTATAAACTATGTTTGAAGGATTGCCACGGTACTTAGTAGGATTTTTAGGTTTGTAAAATCCTGAGTACGCCATAAATATAGAAGGACCAACATAGGTATTTAGTGTGTCAATCAATAGATTCTTAAGCACAGTTGCAAAAAATGGCGGTATGTCATTTAGTAATAACTTTGTGGTTAGTTTTGAAGGACCTGCTGCGGCATATTTTAATTCAGAAGCGGTTGAATTTTTCTGTGATGAAGCACAATTACCAAATGTAAATACTGCTACTGGGACACAAAATGGTCTTTATGTTGGATTGGGATCTGTAGATTATCCCCATACCAGGGTCTTTACTGAATTTCAACTTTCTTTTATGTTGGATGCTAATTTGAATCTTTTGAAATCTTTGAATTTGTGGTATGGATCTATTTTTAATGAAACTGGTTTTATTGAAAGTGGAACTTATCTTGAAAATCGATCGACTAGACTAGCATATAAAGATGATTATGCTAGCACTATAAAAATTACTAAAACTGAATCTGGTCCAAATTCACCAACACAAAGAAAACCAATCACGTATGTTATGGAGAAGGCATATCCATATGCCGTTGATGCTATTCCACTTCAGTTTGGATCTTCTCAAATTACCAAAGTTACTGCTCAGTTTAAATATCAGAGACACTACACTATTAATAGAGATATTACTACGGTAACAGATATACCATTGAATCAAAAAGTTAAAGTTGTTAATGGTGATACATCTACTGGACCAATTCAATTAGAAGTAATTCCATTTCAAAATTGATTTTTCAATTCCATGAAAGTGGGAAAATTTTTCCCGCTCATTTTTGCTTAAAAAAGTCGCACTAAATATTATTATGATATGATCTGAACATAATGGCATTACCACAAGTTGTGCTTCCAACCTATGAGTTGGAAATTCCGTCTAATGGCAAAAAAATTAAATATCGTCCATTTGTCGTAAAAGAAGAAAAACTACTTCTTTTGGCATTAGAAACAAATGACGAAAAACAAATTGAAGAAGCTGTAAAAACTGCATTAAAAGGTTGTATTCAATCTAGAGTAAAAATTGAAAATTTAGCAATTTTTGATTTGGAGTATATTTTTCTTCAAATTCGCGCTGTGTCTGTAGGCGAAATTGTTGAAATAAAAGTAACTTGTAAAGATGATAATACAACAAAAGTTCAATATAATTTGAATTTGTCTGAGGTTAATGTTATCAAACCAGAAGGGCATAGTAATAAAATCATGCTATCTGATGATATGGGTGTAATCATGAAATATCCACAGTGGAATGATTTTATTACTGGATCAGTTATGGGACAGTCTCCATCTGCTGAAGGAATTATTGAAATCATTGCTGATTGTGTCGATCAAATATTTGATGCTGAAGGTGTATATGATAGTTCTACTACATCAAAAAAAGAATTTGTTCAATTTGTAGAAAATCTTACCAACACTCAATTTGAAAAAATTCAAGAATTCTTCCAATCTTGTCCTAGACTAGAACACAAATTTACTGTAATTAATCCAAATACTGGAGAACCATCTGAATTTGTACTTACTGGATTATCCAATTTTTTCGGATAGCCCTCTTTCATAATACGCTAGAGGGATATTATAAAACTAATTTTTCTTTGATGCAGCATCATAAATATAATTTGAGTGAAATTGAAAACATGATACCATGGGAGCGTCAAGTTTACGTTAGTCTCTTGATGCAACACTTAGAACAAATCAAACAAGCTCGCGAAGCAGCTAAACAATAATGGCACACGGATACGCATCATATCAAGACAATAGAGGTAATGTAGATTATCTTGGGAAAATTGTTGGTGCTATCAGAGATTTTTTAAGAAAGGAAGACGATAAGAGAAAAACAGCGGATATGGTTGCCGCTAAAGTAAATATTTTAGATGAGCAAAAAACTTTATCTGGTGGTAAGACTAATTTATTGAGTGGTGGTAGGGATACTAACGTATCAGAAATTCCACTACAAAAAATGCTTGGTGGGAGTTCATTACAAAGATCACTCCCTGGTGCATCTGCTGTAAATCCTGATGTGGTTG